CCAGGGTCTTGAATAATATTACTTGCATTTAATAATGTTGTATTTAATGATTTACTTTCTTGACTTGGAATAGGATTATTTTTAATATTATCTGATACCTGTCCTAAATAACCATATTCTTTTGTATACTGTTTTTCATATTGTTCCCGGAGTGAGTTATTAGTATAATCATAATTATCACCCACTTTTATATTATCATATTCTGGTGCGGTTTTATCTGAATTTTTTTTCTTGCCATATAGCCCGGTTATAAAAGATACAATACCAGATTCAATTTGACTTGCTAATCGCATCGGATTTATATCTAATTCCTCTTTCTTTTTTTCTTCAAGAAAATCCATATATGCCTTGCTGTATTTATCTGCTAGATTGTTTTCATCATTATTGAAATCACTATTTACTAATTGTTTTATTTTATCAAAATTCCGTTCATATATAGGTAATATAAATGATTTGTCTAGAATAGAATTTATTTCTTTAGTAGAATTGTTTGTCTTATGACTATAATTATTAACTAACTTATCTATGCCGATATATTCTTCTAATTGTTCTCGTAAGGTGTTAATACTAGATAATTGAGTTGTATAGTCTATAGTAGTAGAATTTAAGGATGCTAGTGTTGTCATTTCATTGGATAAATTATCATTTGTGTTAGTTATTAAAAGTTCTAAAACACTTGTCAATGTATTTACAATATCAGTTCTAATACTAGTCCTGGTGAGAATATTATATGATTTAATAGTATTATTTAAATAATTAATAATCTTATCTATACCTTTGGCTATTATTAAGTCATATTGTTTGGAAATATTCAAATATGGATTCTTATTTTGCATCTTAGCTAATTTACCCAAATCAACAATATATTGAGCGATTATTTCATTATATTGTAGCTTACACGATTGTACTTGGGCAGGTGTAAGATTTAGATTATCAAATAATGTTGTTGCAATATATGATGATTGATTCACTGACAATTGATTTGTTTTAGGAGATATTGTATTTGGGATTACATTTGGTATTGTATTATCAAAACCTTCTATTACTTTTTTCCCTTCTGGTGTATTAGTATTTCTTGATGTTGCAAATTTTTTATTAGACTTTGTAATTAATTTAATTTTGGTATCTATAGTATTATTGGTATCTATATTTTGGTTAAAATCATTACCATCAATTTTATTTATATTTATATTTATATTTTGCTTTTTTTCATTTCTAGCATTAGAATATTCTTTTTTAGAAGAATGTTTTTTGGAAGAATGTTTTTTGGAATATATTTGTTTTGTAGATGATGTAATATTGTTTTCTGCATCTAGAATAGTGTTTTCAGTGTTTTCTAGATCTTTAATATTTTTTTCATACATAGATTGGTCATAAAATCTTTCTTTCTGTAAATAATAATTACGCAAACAAACAAAATAAATTATTAAAATTACCAAAATAACAATTATCCAACCTGTTAAATTTTCTTTAATAAATTCGAAAGGTATTTCTAGAATATCTAAAATTAACATTATGCAATTTTTTTGGTATTATGCAGTTTATTATGTATTTAATTATTATTTAGGTTTTATATATAAAATAAAAATCGAAAAAGGTTTATAACATATTTATAACATATTTATTACACATATTTATTAGCGTGTTTTTACTTTGAATAGAAAATATTTTAATATAATAAGAGGTAATAGGAGAATTAAGTAATAAGAGAATCAGAGAATCAAAGAATTAGATAATCAAAGAAGAATAAAATAATTGATTATAGTAGTAGTAAAAATGTTTAATAACTTTCAACCGGTAGATAATATGAATTCAACATTACGTGCTCAACAATATGGTTTTAATGGACGTATATTTATTTCACCAGATGAACAAGTAAAACCGTATGAATTATATCAGGATTCCACACAACAACAAGATACTAATGTTAGCATAATTAGTAATATTGTAGTACCAAATGCAGTTTCTAGAACTTTTTTTAGTAATGATAATGTAGAACGTTTACAAAGACAGATTATTCAAGAAGTATTTCGTGTTAGTCAAAAACAAATTGGAAAACAATCTTATAATGAATTACAAATTATTATGAAAAGTATGTATTTACAATATGGTCGTAATTTACCTACAGAAATTGAACAACAAGTTGCTACTTTAAATAAGTATGTATTAGATGAATGTGTTCGAATTATTGTTCCCAATGTTTTGCAATATAATAAGTATCTAGAAGATATTACTAGTCCTATCCCAATTATGCCACTCGCACAAAATGTTTCTGGTAAAGGTAGTAAGTGGGGCGATTTCTCTAGTCTTATTCCCTCTACAATTACCAATACACCAACACCTTATTAAATTAAATTTATTCATAAAATGTTTCATAAATTCCTTGTGGCTTGCGTAATAAATAAAATTGTAATATATTATAATATAATTAAATATGCCACCATCTAAAAAGAAAATTAATGTGAATACTGTAGCTAATACAGAAGCAAAATCCATTGATAGTTTTTTTACATCCCCTTTAACAAACAATGAATTATTAGATAGTAATGCAAATGCAACTATAGATAAAGAATTTAAGATGCAGGAAATACAGGAAAACGTAAACCAAATTAGAGCAGAAGTTAGAGCAGAAATTAGAGCAGAAGTTAGAGCAGAAGTTATAACTAAAGAAAATGTATTAAAAAACTTAATACAACACAAAATTTTATTTTCACATATAGAAATTAAAAATAAGATTGATAATTTATCTGAAAATGAGGTAACCGAAATATTCAAAATAATAAAAAATAATAATGAAAAATATAGTACCAATAAAAATGGTATATTTTTTAATCTTAGCACCCTACGCAAAAATACATTACAAGAAATTAGTAATTTCCTATATTTTTGTGATAATAATAACAGAGAAATTGAAGAAGAAGAACAAGAACGTGCTAAATATAAAGACATTATTAATGATACTTCTTAATGATACTTCGATACTTGTTAAAAATGGGTTACTCTAGAACTATTACTTCTACATCTTTATGTCTATCTAGACAATCAATATTTTTTTTTCTAATATTTTTTTGATAAAAATCAATCTTCTTTCCCATCCAATTAATTGGAAATTTATAACCACATTTTTCCATAAATTCATTCATATTTTTCTTACTCATAGACCTATTACATTGAGAACAAATTGGACGTAAGTTTTCTATACATAATGTGCCACCATTAAATTCACTAATGACGTGCCCACATTCAAAATGTGAAGCCTTTATTTTTTCGTGATTGCAACACATACATAGTGCGATTCCTTTTTCCTCACCTATGTAAAAATCCCATACATCAGTTTTCAATCTTTTAGGAATTGTCGCCTTACGTTTTTTTACTATTTTAGAACTTACTTCTGGGAACACGCTTTCTAATTCATTTGAATTATCTATTTCCATTGGTATAGGTCCATAATCACAAAATAATTCTTGCGATGGATTTGATGACTTGTTAAAAAATGTCATTGAAATGATTATACTATTCAACTGATTGTATTTCGTGTCTTTTCAATATTCAATTTTGTTAGAATTTTTATTATTTTTGCTAATAAAAAGTCATTGGCATTTTTAAAGATTGATTATTAACTAAATTATATGTATTTTGAATATTATCCAATAATTTATTAATTCTAGCACCTACATTATCTAATCTAATTTGATTATCTATTGTTTTAAATCTACTATCTTTCATTTTGTCATAACCATCTTTTACACTATTTGCAATTAATGGTATTGTATTTTGCAATTGAGTTGTATTTATACCAAATCTTTCAATACTATTTTGTTTTTTATTATAATTATTATAATTAGCAGTACTATAATTTGTAATATAATATGTAACTAATGTTATAATAATTATTATAACTAATATAATTATTGTTGTTAATAAATCTTTTGCAATTTTCATTTTAAATAAAATACTATTTATAATAAAATACTATTTATAATATATATAATTTTACTAAAATTCTATAATAATATTAGATTATTTTATGAGGAAGACCAATATATAAAACATAAAACATAAAACATAATGAATTATAAAATATCGATTCGGTAAAACTATCCCTAACCAATATAATTATTTGGTGTTAATTGTTTTAGTTTTATTTTATGTTCTTCTAGAATATCTAAATTATTTATTACTGTATGTATATCTTGTAATGTAATACCTTTGCGTCCTCTAGAAATGATTTTCATCTTTTCATATGCATCTGGCATATTACAATGCAATTTTAAATAAGTTTGTATTCCTTCTAGAATTACCTCTGGATGTTGTTCTAATTCCTGATATATCTTTTCTACATTAGGTGATAACCTAGATACACCAGCAGAAAGTTTTCTTAACACAATCATAACATATCCTGCCACAGAACTAAAATTTCGTAATGCACTAGAATCACTTACATCCCTTTGATAACTTGTTTCCGAAAGTATATCACATATACCATCAATCATTCTTTTCGCCATTTCTATTGCAGTCTTCGCATTCTCTATATCAATTGGATTAACTTTATTAGGCATAGTACTACTTCCAATCTCAGTAGATATTGCAAGTTGAACTAAATATTCCCGATTGATATATAACCAAAGATTACCCCGTAAATGTTCTAAAATATGCAACATCCTTTTTATCTGATACAATACCTTACATACGGAATCATAATTATCACATTGATTAGTATATTGTGATCTTTGAAAAAAACATCCAGGTGTATTAAATTCTTTAATAAAATCATTACCCCAGTCCGACCAATCTATTTCTGGCATTGTAAATTTCATTGCATTAAACTGACCTGTAGCACCACCAAATTTAACTGTTAATTCATTTCGAAATACAGTTTCTATTTCCATATAAATATTATGTAATCTAGAATTATATATTAACATTTCTTTTCTAAAATTAGTAGGTGTCGCAGGTTGTCCATGAGTAATACCCATCATATATATATTACAATTTTCTGGAATTATAAGCTTATTATAAAATACATTATTGAATTCTATTAATTGTTTAGTAATAATAATTATAGTATCCCGAAAACATAACATAAACCCAATAGAACATATATCTTGACTAGTAAGTCCCAAATGAATTAGATGACTTTTACCGGTTAGTTGAATCTCTGGCAATTCCTTAATAAAATATTCAATTGCCTTAACATCGTGGCGGAGGACACATTCTTTTTCCATTATTTTATTAAAATCTTCCTGGGTAAAATCAACAATTGGATTATATTTTAAAGAAATATTTGTAAGTTTAGTAAAATATTTTAATTCCACTAAAATACGATTACGATAATAGGCAAACTCATCACAAATATGCTGTAAAGGTTTTACATCTTCTAAATAACGGGTATCTAAACAAGATATTGCAGTCATTTTTGGTAAGAATATGAGAGTATGAGAATATGAGAGTATGAGCGTATAAGAATGTAAGAATAGTAAGAATGTATTTTAGTGTAATAAATAATTTTTAAATATTTATTTTTAATAAAATATATTTAGCAAAAAGCAAAATAAATAACAAAAATTGAAATAAATATTTGTGGAATATAAAAGTATTAATCTCTATTATAGAAGCACTTTTTGATTTGAAAAATGTCAAGCCGTTTGGACAAGCTTTTTCAAAAAGCCATTGAAGAAGCTTCAATTGAAAATTCATTTTCAGGATTATTACAAAAGTTTGAAGAATTTATTTGCACTGCAAGTCCACAAATTTCGGGTGCTAATAAAGAATTTATGTTTGAAATTCCTTTCCAATTTAGGGGCGAAACGGTGAAAGCCCTAAAAGCATACTTCGAAGATAAGAAGTTCGTGGAAAATACAAAATACACGAGCTCTTCCAATATGCCACCTTGCCAATTTGCTTTCACCAGAGAAGACTATGTATGTCAGTGGGAAACAGCCACTACCATTTGCAAACCAGAGTTTAGCACACACGTAGTTATTTGTTTCTAAACTAACAATGTATGTAATTGCATTTGATGATTATTTTATTTTTTTTTATTATTTTATTATTATTTTATTATTGTTTTATTATTTTTTATTCTAATTGAATATATTTAGCAAAAAGAAAAAAATTAGCAAAAATTGAAATATATATTCTCGATATATTAAAGTATTTCCCCATCATCAAAAAGGTTTTGATTTGCAAATAAAAATGGCTACCCCCGTTTTTTCAGCTGCTGTCAAAGCACTCCTTAGTAAGTCTGCTACTGAAATGACTCCTGAAACTGCAATCCAAAAGTTCGAGACTTTTCTTGGAGACCAACACAACGCGCGTCAAACCAGATTCAACAACCCGGTTTTCAACTTCAACATCCCATCTGAAATCAAGCTCTCAAGCAATTTCACTGAATGCATGCTTGCTTACAAAACCAACCTGGAAGGGTGTGGTTTTCGTGAGAATCGCACATGTACAGACTCTTGGAAAATGGAACCAGCTCAATTTACTTTCATAAAGGATGCTCCACATCGCTGCAATGTTGGTTGCCAGTACAGTGGGTGCCCTTGTGATACTCTTGTCTGCGATTACAACGACAGCTCGTGCCACACGCTGATTGTTAGTCTGTAAGCGAGGTGCACCTCTTGATGTTAATACTTAACTACAAATTTAATATTTTTTTTATTGTATTATTGTATTATTTTATTATATTATTTATTTCTTC